TCGCCCTGGTGCTTCCGCGCCCGCCGGGCGAAGACCTTACCGTGGCTAGGTAGCTCAGATGGTTAGAGCGCGGCACTCATAATGCTGAGGTCGGCGGTTCGATCCCGCCTCTAGCCACCACTTCTCTGTTTCACCCCTTCTCACCGCATCGCAAACGGCCCGCTCGGGCCGCGAGCTGATGCGGTTTCTGCGTGTCCGGCGTCTCAACTTTCCTCAACCCGTTCTCAGCGAAGCTCAGTGCAAAAGGTGGTACTTCTGGTGGTACAACATCACCGGGATGACCCATGTACCACCACGCGGGGCGCGCGGCGGTGCATCCAAGGAGAGAGAGATGGCTGAGCTCACGGCCGTGGCTGCGCGCAATGCGAAGCCGCGCGAGAAGATGTACCGGCTAGCCGCCGGCAAGGGGCTTTACCTGCAGGTGATGCCGAACGGTTCCAAGTACTGGCGCCTGAAATATCGCCTGGCGCAGAAGCCCAAGATGATCGGGCTCGGTGTGTTTCCGGAGATGACATTGGCGGCCGCGCGTGATGCGCGGGACGACGCCCGTCGACTCCTGGCCAGCGGCGTCGATCCAAGCACCGCGCGGCGCATCGACAAGGTGAAGCGCGAGGTGGAGGTGGAGAACACGTTTGAAGCGTGCGCCCGCGCCTGGTTCGAGCGTAAGGCCACCGGATGGGTCGAAACTTATTCTTGCAAGGTGCTTCGGCGCTTGGAGATGTACGTGTTTCCGCGCATCGGATACATGCCGATCGCCGATATCGAGTCATGGCAGCTCGTCGACGTACTCGACCGCGCCGGGTCCGCCGATACCAAGCACCGCATCCTCACCTACCTGATGGACATTTACCGTTGGGCAAAGCGCGCCGGCAAGGCCAAGTTCAACATGGCTGCTGACCTGCAGGGTTCGTTGCCGTCCATCGTGCGATCGCAGTATCCGCACATCACCGATCCGGATCGCATCGGTGCATTCTTGCGTGCCGTCGACGGCTATAGTGGCCTAGCGGTGACCAAGTTGGCGCTCAAATTCGCGCCGTTGGTGTTCACGCGTCCCGGCGAGATGCGGATGGCCACCTGGTCGGAGTTCGACCTCGAGAAGGCCATGTGGGTCATTCCTGCCGAACGGATGAAGATGCGGAAGGCATTGAAGGCGGTGGCAGAACCTCACGTCGTTCCCCTAAGTAGGCAGGCGGTGGAAATTCTGAAGGAGCTGCATCGATACACCGGCTCCTGCGCGTACGTATTCCCTGGCGCCCGATCGACGAAGCGGCCGATGTCGGACAACACACTCAACGCCGCATTGCATAACCTCGGCTATAAGGACGAGATTGTCGTGCACGGTCTCAGGCATATGGCCAGCACCGCACTGAATGAGGCGGGCTGGAAAGAAGATGCCGTGGAGCGTCAGCTCGCCCACAAAGACAGGAATAAGATTCGCGGTACTTACAACAAAGCAAAGTACCTGGAAGAGCGCCGGCTAATGATGCAGGCGTGGGCCGATTACCTCGATGGGTTGCGCAGCCGCACGCCGGCCATTGCGATAGCCGCTTAGTTGCCGGCGTCGACTGCAGACTTGTGCGTGAGCAGCTCGAGCAGTGCGTCGAGATGCCGCCGAAACTCGACCGCGGCGAGGTCTACCTGCTGGAACACCTCGCCTTCGGTGAGATCACCAGTCGCGGCAGCTCTGCTCAGCGACACGGCCATGCCAGATAGATACTCGGTTCGGCCGATCAGGTGCTCGACGATCTGTAGGGGATCGGCGTTGTCCGAGCGGAGGCGGCCCGCTGCGCGATGCGTTTCCCGGCGCAGGGAAACGACGTGGCTTTCATCAACCTTCAATGTCATGATCCCAAGGCCCTCTGTGGCCCATTGTCCTGTGCCGATGTTAGCCATAGGCTAACAGTGTTAGCAACAGGCTAACGCCATGCCCGTGTGCGCGGCGTTTAGATCGGGGAACCTTGCCGTCGCGGCAATCAGCGATAAGGAGCTGCTCGTGCAATTGAAAAAACATGGAATCGTGCTTGTCTCGGCCCTTTGCGTTCTACCCGTCGCTGCAGCGGCTGCAGACGAAGAATGCTGCCCTTCGGAAGGCAATGGTGTGCGCATGATGCAGAGTCTTGCAGCCAGCAGCGCGCCGCCGACTGAGTGCTGCCCCACGGGCGGCAACGGCCTGGTCGCCGGCACCGGCATGGGGCTTGCGAAGCCCAACACGCTGGATCTCAGTACCTATCCGGGATGGCATACCTACGCCTTCATGCGCGACGGTATTCGATACGTACAGATCAATGACGACGTGGGCAAGGTGCACGCTGCGATCGCCACCGCAAATGGCTCGATGCTCGTACTGCCGATGGGCGAAGACGAAGTTCGCCGCGTCAGCATGCTGCCTGCAGGTCGACCCATGTATGACGATGGAACTGTGGCGATCGCTCCTTCAATCACGCCGACTGGCTCGATTGTCTGGTTGGTCAAGACTGCTCAGTAAATATGTGCCGGGCGGCGCGATGCCGCCCGGCTTTTCGCATCAGGCTGCCGCTTGCGCAGCCGCAAGCGCGGGTTCGGTCATCAGCACCGACACACGATCACGGTACTGATGCATGAGGCCGCCGCTTACCTCGACTCGGCCACGCAGGTGGCTCAAGTCCGTCGCGTCCGCGATATCGAGACCTACGCCGCCTTCGCATCGCACCTGCACGACGGCCACACAGTGCGAAAAGGCATAGCCACACCTGACCGAAATAGTGATCAAGGTTGGCCGGGCCTGCCCGAAATGATCGACCGCTTCGGTCACAGCGCGGTACACCGTGCGCTTCATGTCGAACGAAAGTGGCGAGGCATTGCCCAACAATCGCCAGTGAATATCCACGCCTGACTCGCGTACTCCCGTGATCAGAGAGCTCGAACGCAGGACGGAGTAGAGGCCGTCGTTCTCTAAACGAAGCGGATAGAGCGGCTCGAGGATCTCGCCGCTGAAAGCCCTGGCCTCCAATCGAGCAGCGTTGCTGAGCTCCATCGCTGCCGCGGGGTCGATACGGCGCACGCGCTCGATCATGGTCCTGCTAGCACTAAGCCAGTTGGCATGGCCGGCCTGGGCGCGTCGAGCGCGGTTCTGAAGGCTCTGCTCGGCATGTCCGATGCTCATCCTGGCAGCGTCAAATGCCTTGCGAGCCCTGCGGTCCGACCGCGATGCGGACTTCGCCTTTTCCCGAGCCACCGAGTTCTCATACGACAACGCGGCACCCAAGCAGAGCATGCAGATCGAAATTACGGCTAGATTCGTCTGCACGGGCAACAGGCTTTTGGCAACCGCCCCGACTTGGTCTATGTAGTGCATCGACAGCGCGATGCAGAGATTCGCCGCGGCCGTGCCGAAAGCTGCGCCGCGCCAGTGCTGGGAAACTGCCAGTGCGGCCGTAGGAATGAACAGCAGATAGCACGCGGCCTGCTGCAGCTCATCGCCCGGCAATCGGGTGCAGAACACGGCGAAAGCGGCATATGCCGTCGCAGCGACGCCGACAGGCCAGCGCACGCGCGGGTACGCACCGACCCGCCGGTGCTTCCACCACATCACCAGGGGGGCAAACAGCAAAATGCCCAGGAGGTCGCCAAGGATCTGAGTCGGGAGCTTCAGGTATTGCCCCTGCAGCGCTGGAACTCGGTCCGGGGATGCAAGCTCGGCGTGTGGCAGGGCCAGGGCATAGAGACACGCTGACCCTATTACCTTCGCGCCTACTGCCGCCAGCACCATTCCGATGATCAGGTGCAGATTGGCGCGCGAGTCCGGCACTCGACTGCCGTCGATGCGCTTCAGCACGTAGAGAGCGGCCAACGCCGAAACTGGGAATAGTGCGGCGGAAGCCGCGAGATACCAGGCTGCGCCAAAGTCGTGCAAGAGCGCCTGCCTTGTGAAAAGCAGGGACAGGAATTCACCGGCATAAAGTGCGGCCCACGAGCGACGCGGCGCCATCAAGAGCGCGGCGAATCGAATGCCCGCAGGCAGGTACCACTGGTCGATTGAGCAAAAATAGGCCGCCCAGAACGCGAACCCATAGATCGCGGCAAGCAACATATCCCCCGCGAGTCGCCGAATTGCAGCGACGCCTACGTCCTTCCCCATTCCCCTGTCCCTGTGTCCGTATCTGTCACGTATGGCATTTTGCCGGTCAAAAGGCCGTGAATACGGCCTTCACGCGAACATGTGACGCAGTTCACACTACGCCCGGGACTACCAATTTCGACACGACGCGGCCCTCGATCACGAGCGAACTCAAGTCCTGGCCGTAGAGGTCGACAGCGTCCTTTTGCGGGCGACTACCCTGCACTCGAAAGCCGCCGTTGCCGATCTTCTTGATGCGTTTGATCAGCGGAACCTCGCCAAGGGTGAAGGCATACACGCCATCGTGCGCCGGCGGTGTCGCGTTCTTCGCCGTATCGATGAAAACGAGCTCGCCTACCTCGATCTCGCCCTTCATGTCATCGCCGTGAATCCATGCCACGCGAATGTGAGGTTCCATAAGATCACGACGCGTAGCGAAAAGCTGCCGCGGGAACGATACCGTGTGGGCTCCGCCTGGCTCGATGTGAGAGGCGAGAATCGCAAAGGACACTTGCTCCCCGTGATCTGCGGGAAAGTCATCGTTGTCCATCCAGCCGGCGGGCAATCCGAGCCTTTGCTCGATGTCCCTGGCCGTCTCGTCGCTCATGTCCCGCGAGCTGCGATCGTCATCACCCTTGGGAACGGCGAGCCACTGGTGGACCAGTGAGCGGTTCTTCCCGATCCGAACCGCAAGCTTGGACGTGGTTCCGCTCTCCCTTTCGAGTTGGGCTAGCTTCGAGCGGCGAATGTCTCTAACAGGGCGCATGAAACCTGGCAGCTGCGGGCCTCCCGTGGCCCGGTTCAGATCATAGGATAGCCCGCGCCCCGCGAAATCAGCCATGCTGGCCACCTTGCCGTCCCCCAACTGCTGGGATTGCGGATCTCCCGAGCGAGCGCGTGCCTCCGCCACGCGTCGCTCCGGCTGAAGACCTGGTTTGCTCATAGGTCGAGCTCCAGGCCAAGGAACCGCGACCGATCGGCCCGAATGGCCGCCCTCACGCCCTGGAAGGTGCGTCCGAGCAGCCGGCCGCCGCTTGATGCCCCGGCGTACGCCCGCCAGAACGCGGCCACGGCGATCGCCGCATCCTCGTCCGTGACATCTCGCGCCACGCCTGCGCCGATGCCAAGCGCGGCCCCTAGCTGCGTGTACAGGACCATGGCCTTGCCCCGGGTCATGGTCTTGTAGGAGCTGCCCAGGAACACGCTGATGCGCCCGTCCGCTTCGCGAAGGACGTCCGGTTTACGAACCAGCTCACCGAATGTCATGCGGCCCCCTCGGTCGCCGCCCTGGCGCTTGCAACTCGCAGAAAGTGATGCCAGCTATTGAAGCCATATTTCTGCGACGCGGCGTCGAGCGCACGCGCATGCACCAATCCGAAATCACGCTTGATTCGCTTTGCATCGCGCTTCACGCGGTCGATGCTGGGCACGCCTACCGGATCAACCGCCATGACGAGCCTCCTTACGCGAGCTGCGGCGACGCAGCGGCACCACCGGCGCTGGCAATGTCAGTGGGCGTTGGCTCATCACTGGCCCCCACTCAGCCTCGGCTTTCAACAAGCTGCTGTGCATGGCTGTGGAGCGCCCGCAGCGGCATTCGAGCATGTGGCGCTCGGTTGGCGTATCAGAGCTGGTCTCGCGCGCTGTCCGGCCCAACACGAGGATGTGGCGAGGCTCATACGCACATGCGCAAAGGGAGAACGTTCCTGCGGGGTGCCGTACTTGCTTCTGGATCATGACCGCACCTCCACGCCCGAAAGCGTGTGCGGCGGTCGGGGCGGCACGTCGACGTGGTTGTCGCTCGCCTTAAAATGAACGGCCATTGCCCAAGCGTACGCATCGGCCTGCTGATCAGGACTCCAGGCGGCAACTTGCTCGAGGGTAACGTGTTCCGTCCCCGACACCAGGCAAAGACTGCTAAACGCCTCGTCAATCGTCGGCAGGCAGGCGCTGCAAAGACGGGCAGCGACCCAGGTGCACCCGCCGCGACAAGCACGCGTGTCAGTGCAGCCGCACAAGCGGCAAGCGCGCACAGGCTCGCCGAGACGCTTCGCGAGTAGATCCACGAAAGTGCGAGCGGCCTTACCACGCAGCACGATGGTACTTCCAGATTTCCGCTTACCCATGGCCCACCTCGCCATTGACGGACCGGCTACCAAACATGTCGGCCGCGCTCAGCACGCCCTCATCCTGCAGGCGGTCCAGCATCTCGCGTACCTTCGCCGGCATGAGACAAAGACGGTCTGCGAGCTTGACGTCATCGCCAGGGCCAACCCGACCAGCGGCCCTCACGTGGCTCAGCACGCGCATGTAGTCCAGGTCTGGCGGAGCACTATCCGACATCACGTCCGGCCTCATGGCCTGGACATCCTGAAGGGTGAGCGCGCCGTCGAAAATGTCATTGCAGGCAGCGCGGATGACATGCAGCCGAGCGGGCTGCACCAGTCCGAGGGCCTCGAGCATCGCCAACGACCCAAGCACGAAGTGTCCGTGCGACGCCCGTGTTCTGGGGTGCTCCTTGACATCGACCGCAAGGCGGCCCACCAGCCGCATCAAGAGCGCTTCCGCACGCTGGCTGGTGATACGGGTACCGGGCCGAGACCCGGCTACAATGCCGCGGGGCTTGGGCACCGGGCCATGGGAAATGCGCTTTCGCGCGGATGCTGCCGGCATGGCGGGATTTGTGGGTTGGTTCATCTCTCTCTCCTTGGCAGGAAATGGTTCGGTGCCACACGGTGTCTGCTGGCCAGCGTTGCCGTGGCGCCCCGCTCTCACTCGGGCTTGCTCGATGCCGCGCGTTGGCGGCGGAATACCCAGCACTTCACCGTCACGCCGGAACCGTCGTGTACGTTGATCGCACTGTTAACGCTCTTGTAGGCGAGAAACTTGCGCGCCCTGCTCTCTGGCAGAAGCCGCTTGAGTTCACTGATCGCCGGTATCTTGTTGATGCCGCGCTGAGTGGCGACGGCCATGAAGTGCGGCAGGCTCACGGCAAGCAGCTCGTCGTCCCTACTGTGGTTCAGGCGGGGAATGCCTTCACCTTCGCCGTCGAGGAAGTCGAACAGCTCCCAGAATTCCTGCACGATGGGGTGGTCCGCGTTGATCGCCTGCTGCCGCGCAATCGCCATTTCGATAAGCGCATTGCACGTGAGCTTTTTTTGCTCGGCGGTGATCGGGACGACATGATCGAGTGCATCGACCAACGCCATCATCTGCGCATGGTTCTTGCAGATTCGCATGCTCTTCAGGCTGGGATGTGCCTTGAGCATGGTTTCGTAGCCGGCAGAGAACTCGCTGTAGGTGTCGAGGATTTTCTTCTCTCGACGCACCGCGGCCAGGATGAATCCGCTCACCCGATCGATTGGCATGTTCTCTAGGCGCTTGGAGGCCACCGCGCCTTCGGCGCTGTGCATGCTCTTGTCGAAATGCAGATGGACAATTCGCTGCAAGACCGCGTCGCTCGCGTCGACAACGGCGTTCTGGCTAATAACGACGGAACCACGGAAGGGCGGCTCGTAGGTCTCGTTGCCTGCGCTTTTCACGCCACGAGCGCGACCGATGCGGCCGTTGTACAGCGGCTTGAGCTCATCCCAATCAAACTGCTTGGCGTGCGTCTTGTCTGACCCATTGGAGCGATCAGCCTCGATCATCACCATGGGCAGGTTGCCGACCTGCCCAAATGTGCGCGTGCGTCCGGCGAGCGTGCTCTTCGTGGGGTCGATGCCTTCGTGCTCATCGCGGCCCAGCAGGCGCCACAGGAACTCGATCAGAGTCGTCTTACCCGCGCCGGCCTCGCCAACCGCCTCGAGGAATGGATAACTCTTGTCGCGGCCGCGAATCTGCTCGGCAAACAGGCTACCTAGCCAAAAGGCCAGGGCCACCATTCCCTTGACGCCAAACGCCGTCCATAGGTCCGCGAACCATGCGTCGGAGTAGTCCTCGCGACGCGAGTTGATGTCCAGTTTTAAGGACTGCAGCAGGCTTTTGACGTTGAGGCGGCCGATCTCGAAGTAGTCCTCGGCATTTAGCTCATAGAGGTTGCCATCCTTCACAGCGACGTCGCCGAAGATGTAGGCGCCATGCTCCTTCGCGTATCCGACAAAGTCGATCGTCTCGACTTCCTTCAGTCCCTGTGCCGGAATTTGATCGCGTAGCAGGCGCTGCAGCTGCTCTGTCGTACCAGAGAAGAAGCAGCCGCCCGCAATGCTGGCGAGGCGCTTGCCGAACTCGGCCGCCGCCATGACCTGTGCGCCGGTGAAGGTGTTCTTTACCGGCGGCTGATCGCCCGGGCGCGTCACGCGGAAGTAGTACCAGCTCTCGTCGGTCACTTCGTTGCGCTGGAAATACAGGACGCGCGGATAGCCGTCGCAAATGCTGTGCACCGCGTTGCACTCCGAGAGTGCCTGCTCGCGCATCTCGTCTTCTGACAGGCCGGTGTCCTTGTCTTCCAGCGCGGCTTTCGCCTTCTCGTACTTGGCCAGATCGAGCTGGAACCACCACAAGCGCCGACCGAACTCAAACGGGAACTGGCTCTTGTTGCAGTGCCCGTACATCAGCATGGCCTTGGCGCTGGCTGAGCGCGCAATAAGGAGCGCGCCCTCGTACCGGTACTTCTTTATGTCGTCCGGAGCGAGGCGATCGAGCAGGTGGAGATCGTTCCAATCGACCTTGCGCCCGGATTCCTGCGGAATCTGCGCCGCTTCGCAGTCCCAGCCTTGCGCCCGCGCCTGCTTCGACCACTTGCGGATGTAGCGCTGTCCCGCTCCGTCATCCTCCGTCCCGTCCGTATCCAGCGCCCAAACCAGTGTCGGCCGGTCGCCGCCCGTTGCGGTCGCAATCTCCGCAAGCTCGATTTCCGGGTAGTTGTTGCAGCTGAGCGCCGCCACGGCGGCAATGCCGTGCATCCACAACGCGATCGCGTCGAATATGCCCTCGACGATCCAGATTTCTTTCGCCGCCTTCAGATCCAAGCCCGGCGGAGCCCACCAGTGACCCTTGTAGCTCGCCCCGAAGTTGAATCGGGCCTTCTTCTTGCCGAAGCGCTGAGGGCGATCAATGAGGCGTTCCCAGTAGCCGCCGCCACGGAGCGGGAAACGGACGGTCGCGGTGCTTGCATCCAAGTCCCGATCTACGAAGCTTTCCTGCGTGAAGCAGCCGCGCAGACGCGCCACATCCAGGCCGCGCGCAGACGCCAAATAGGCGTCCGCAGCGGCGTGCGGATTGCTCTCAGTCACCTTGAACCTGTCCGACCAGTTGTCGAACAGATCCGGGTACAGCTCCTTGACGTGCCGCTCCCAGCGGCACTTGTCGATGCGACCGCATTTGATGACCCACGGCTCGTCAGTGCGGGTGAAGAGCTCCTTCTTCTGACACTGCGGGCAGCGGCCGTCGCGCATCCAGTCGCCCTTGCCCTTCGGCTTAAGCCCGAAATCCTGGTCGAGCAGTCGCGTGATATCGCTATGCAAGGATGGATTCACTGGACCGATTTCCTGGCAGCAGCGACGTGGTGCGCCAGATCGTCCAGCAGCTGCTCGAACAGGCCGGAGTTGTCCGACAGGTTGTCGCGGTACACGCCGACCAAGTGCGGCGCGTACCGGCGGAGCGCGAACTGGTAGTCGCCGCTAGTGTATTCCACCGCGGCGGCCTCGCCCGTGGCCTTGCTCAGGAACACCGCGACCTGGCCGTGGGCGAGCACCGCATCGCAGGCGCTTTGCGCGATCCGGAACGTTCCCTTAGAAAGGTGGCCTAACACTCTCATGGCTCCCCCTTCTCGGAGGTGTCGTCTGTCGAAGGCGGAAGCTCCACGCCAAAGAAGCTAGCGGCCTTTTGGAGTTCGGCATACGGGAGGTCGTACGAGATGTCGCCGATCCAGAGCGTGTGCGATCCGTAGTGGTGAGGGGCGCAGCGGACGTGCCGCAAATCCTTCCTTCCCCAAGCGAAGCTCAGCATCACCGATGCGGCGTCGCGCTTGCGCTTCCACAGGGTGGAGCGGATATGGTCGCCGTCAATGAACAAGTCGAGTGCGATGTCTCGCACCCTGGTGCGGAGTGAGATTCGGCGGATGGCGTCAGTCATGACCAAGCCCTCTCGCCAGCGCGACAACCATCAATTCGGCCCACGCAAGCGGCCACTGCAGATGCCACTGCTTGAGGTATTCAAGGTCCCACTGCTGCTGGGCCTCGCGATTCGCGTTGAAATAGTTGTCGAAGCCCTCCGCGATCTCGGCTTCGCGCGCGCTGGCGTACTTGGCGCCGCTGTCGCCTTCCCACGCGTCGGCGAGCTTCTCGGGCATCACGGGGGCAAACCACGACTGCGGCACCGCCGGTGCGTGCGCCATGAAGTACGCGAGCAGGCTCATGCCATTGGTTCCCGGATAGTCGCCATGAGGCGCCGCCGGGAAAGCCGAACCATTAGCGAGCATGTTGTTGCGCGAGGCGGTCATTGCGCACCGCCTTCGCCGATGCTGGCCAGCCAAGTGAGGAAGGAACTCTCGCGCAGTCCTTTCGCCTGACCGCCAAGGCTCTGCAACGCGGGGAAGTGTCCCTGAGCGATGCGGCGATAAAGCGTTGCTCGGCTGAGCCCGGATCGTTCCACGAGCTCCGGCAGGCGGAGCATGCGGTCGTGCGCGGGGAGCAGGGGCAGCAAGGCCGCCTGAGCGCCCGCAGGCGGCTGCAGGCGGTGATCGAGAATACGGATCACTGCGGACATGGCGGCCCCCTCAGTGCACAGCGCCGCGGCGCTGTGCTGCTTCGGCGCGCGCAATCCGCACGAGGTCACCGGCGGTGAAGGCGGTTCGCACGCCGGTGCACGGGTCCACCACAAACACAGCGAAGCTCGTGCTGCGCTGCATGTCGATATGGACATTCGTCGCCTTTGCGTCGATTTCGCCGATGGCCTGCAGGGAAACAACGTTCGCCCGGTCAGCATCGAGGCCACAATGCTCCTGCAGGAACGCTGCGCAACGGCCGACAAGCAGGTTCCGGTCGTGGTTGAGGTGCTGGTTTTGGTTGGCGAGCAGGTAGCCGATAGCTTCCTCACGCGCATTGGTGTGGCTCATCTCTCTCTCCTTGGCAGGGTGATTTGCCGGCTAGCCGGCGGCGCGCATGGCTGCTGGCTCGGCCATGGCGTTTTCGCTGGGAGCGGGCTGCGCTCTCAGCGGAATCTGAATTTCGGGGTTCGGCGTGTCGCTCGGGCAGAGCGTCCGCAAGACCTCCAGCGAGGCGAGCCAGATGTGCCCACAGGCATCGTTCTGGCACTCAAAGCGGAGCTCGGTGTAGAGCGCAGTGATGACGTAGCTGGTCCGGATGCGCGCCCAGGCATTGCAGTGAGGGCAGCGGGTCCGAAGGCGAGTCACCTGGTGATCGGAACCTGAACGCGAAGCGTGATGGCCGGCACGGGTCATGCGTGATTCACTCCATCAGCGATATCAGGGTGGTTGGCTCGCTGCGTCGTGGATTCGTACACGGGCAGGCCAAGGAGGTAGATCTCCCGAGCTAGCGCCGCACTCGTCGTGCCGCGCTGTTCCACAAGGTTTTCGTGCTTCTTCAGCTCGGGGGCGAGCAGCCGGAGCGCGATCTGACGTTTTTCCACGCCCCTCGGGGCGTACCTACGGACAGGGGGTTTGCGCATGCTCGGCATGAGATACGATGGCCTGAATGTGTCACACAATTCGCAGAATACACGCAATTTGCGTGATTGCAATAGTCAGTCTGCGGAATTCACGCGCGTTGCGGGGTCATCGATGAGCAAGATCAATGCAGGTCCGGTCATTAACCGGATGCGTCAGGCGGCTGGCGTGGACACGGATATCGCGCTCGGCGCGCAGTTTGGCCTTGGAACGAGTGCCGTTTCGGGCTGGCGTCAGCGCAACAAAGTTCCTTACGAGGAATGCGTGATTCTCGCGCAGCGAAAGAGCGTAAGCGTCGACTGGCTTCTCTTTGGAATCGGCGCGCTGCACATCGCCGAGGGGGCTGCGGCAGCTGGAGAGGAAGATAGCGACCCAAGGCTGCAGCGCATGCTCAGCTTCTTCCGCACTTGGATGGCAACTCACGAAGAAGATTCGAAAGCGTGGCTTGAGATGCAACTTGCGCGAGCGATACCTGAGTACGCCGATCATCTGGCCACACGCCGCCAGAACTGACGAGACAAAAAAAGGGCGGCCTCACGGCCGCCCTTCGGTCAAACGACCCTGTGTTCTAGCCTCTATACAGGGTCACAAACGCTACCACCGCGAGGCCGATGCAAAGCAGGCTGAGCAACTTGGCCGCGAACGACATTCGCACGCCTTTCTGCAGGCGTTCTTCGTATATCTCCGGCATCGTTTTCGACAGGCCGCGCCATGAGCGATTCAGCAGATGCGCGCCGAGCCAACCGGTAAGGCTCGCCACGATCAAAAGATCGAACCGCCTAGTTGGAGGCCCAACTATTGCCGCTCCAAGGCACGCGATGATGCAAAGAAGCGCCAAAGCGAATACCCATTCGCTGCGTCTATCTGGAAGCCCAAGCCATTGAGCAATCATCTGCTAATCCTCAGTTGAAGCAGCCGTCACCTTCGTCCGCGCCAAGATCGTAGGTGGAATCCCAGTCGCCATAGGGATCATTGCTGGACGATACCGGATACTGAAACATTCCGTCAGCGGCGTGTTCGTTGATACCGCGCTGAACGCCGGTGCTATTCGTGATGGAATTGGCGGCGTTCTGGACGCGCTCAACAACACCGGCCGTCGTGCCGCCGATCGCGTCCCACGCAGCAGGGTCATATTCCTGGATGAGACTACCAACCTGTGTGCCGATCTCCCAGCCAATGCCCGCCGCAGCCGCAACCTGGCCGCCAGCGTAGATGATGGTTTCCGACAGGGCCGCACCCGCGCCGAGACTGCCCACGGGTGCCGTGCGGAACTCCAAGTAAATTTCCTCCAACGTCATGTAGCGCGTGGGCGCGGGACCGGACATCGGCATGATTGTGGTTGGAATCTTCACTTCGCCAGTAGCCACGCGCGCTGTGTAAAGAGTGGCTACCGACGGCGATGCGGAGCGCTGCACGGCCGCGGAAACGTCGCTGACACCGAACGTGCCGGCGACGCGCACCAACTCCTTGGCGCTGAGGCGCGAGGCCATGATGTCCAACAGCTTCGGCGGACGCCCGGCATTGGACTGCTTGTACACACGAGCGATGCCAGCGAGCTCCTTGTCCGAGAGTCTGGAAAGAATTAGGGAGGAGGAGCCGTTGGCGAAATTCGCTTCGACGACGCTGGCGAACTTCGCATGAATTTCTTCAGGAGTAGTGCCTAGCGTCCTGGCCGGACGGAGCCTCACCACGTCCTGGATCGGCGGGTTCGGATCTCCCTCGCCGCAGCTCGGCATCAAATTGGGATGCGGTGCCGTGGGATTGATGCCGGCGTGGGCCTGCGTGGCAGCGAAAGATGCAGCAAGAAGTGCAGCGGCGAGCAAGGTCGAGCGAAATTCCATGAGTTGTTTTCCCTTCCAAAATAGCCCCCTTTCGGGGGCAAATATTTGGAGTGAAAAACCAATGCAGTCAACGCGTTTCGCGTCGAAATATCTCGCATATCCAGCAAGAATTTCCGTGCAAACTTCGTGAAACAACAGTGCTGCGAACGCGTGCAAGCCGTCGCAAGTTATGACTGTAGTCTTTCGCCTACAGAAAATTGAGAGTTGGCGCGCACTACGCGCGCCGATTCTCCACGGGACTGCGCTAGTGACCACGCATCGAAAGCGCGTGCTGCAACAGTTCCGCGCTCTCGTCAGCAAGGTCACACAAGCGCGAGCGCGCCCGCTTGCGGATGCCCGGCTCACTGGCCAATAGAGCCCGCAGGTAACGGAGCTGATCAAGCGCCTCGAGCGCAATGCGATCACCAGGCATGGGCAACGCCGCGGGGGCCTTCCGTGGCTTGAAGGGTATGACGATGCCCATCAGACGCTCTCCGCTGCCAGCATGCGCACGTCTAGCCCAAGTAGGTCGGCCACTCGCGGTAGTTCGAGCCGCTGCAGTCGCCATGCCACCCCGTCCATGCGCAGCTCGTAGAACGTTTCGAGAGATTCCCCATCCTTGTTCGCGCTCTGCGCAAGCAGGAGCGGCGTGGCGCTCGTCGCGCTCGCGACCGGCTGCAGCGCGCCGACATCGTCGTTGTCGGGAAGCATCAGCACTCCGCGCAGCTGCAGGCCGCGGCCATCGAGTGCAGGTTCGAGCGAGAGAACTAGGTGGCGGCCACCAAGCTCGTGGCTATGGAGGTGCAGCGAACCGGCGACGCCGGAGGGCAAAGTGATGACATTCATGCGGTACTCCTTGTGAACCGAAGGAATCCGCCACCTCGCGACCAAACGTGGGTGGCAGACGGCGCGCGGTTGGTCGACCGGCCACAAGGAACCGGCAGGGCAAAGCCCTCCGCGCGCCGCCCGCCAGAAACGAGCTGCCCGACCAGTGTACGGGCATGAAAAAAGCGCCTGCTCGTGGCTGGGCGCTTACGCGCCTTGTGAGTTTCGGGCGACCAAGCCCGGCGACCGATTTTGCGGCCGCGAACGGAATGTCTCACCGCCTAACAGAGGGTGTCAAGCTATTCGCTCTTCTCCGGTGCTTTGTCCACATGTAGCGGCTTCGTCTCGAGCTCGAGCTCCGTTGTAAGCCCCGAATCGTTGACGTGATGTTTGGCGCTCTTAATCAGCCAGTCCGTCACGTCGATCTCCGGCTTGAAACCGCGCACAGCAACGTGGGTTTCCGGATACAGCTCGGGCCGCCCCCGAGCCAGCGTGATTTCGAAGGACGACACGCCGCGCTGCAGCCGCCGATACTCGCTGCGCGCCGCCCGCATGGCGTTCGACTTGCTCGCGTAAATGGTGCGCAACACCTTCACGCCCTGGCCATCGTCATTGCCCACCAGCACGTCGCCGGTGTGCCCACGCCCCTTGTCCTCGTAGCGCCCGCGCACGCCGCTGTATGCACCGCGCTCCGCCGCATGCCAGCGGTGGCGATCGCCTGACGCGCGCCCGATGGCAGCGGCCGGTATGGGTTTGCCGCTCGCGGTGGTGCCCTGGCCGATCGGCGCAAAAATCAGCGCGCCGGCTTTGATGGTCGCCACTGCGTCGTAGCGCAGACCCAGGCGCGTAAGGAAGTTGACGTCGCTCTCGCTGGTCTGATCGATATGGTCGATCGCCTGGTCGCGAAGCGATGGGTGGCAGCGCGGTGTCAGGTTGTTGCGGCCTGCAAGTTCGTCAACGATGGCGGCCACCGTCGTGTCATGCCAGCTTTGCTCGCGCTGCGCGCGCAGGCTGCTCTTGAGGTGCGCGCTGCGCGCGACAAGGGTCAATTCATCCGGCGTCCCGGAATGCTCCACTTCGTCGACGGTAAATGTGCCCATGTCCACGAGGCCGGTGCTGTCCCAGCCGAGCCACACGTGCAGCGTCGCGCCCCGCGGCGGGATAGCTAGCTGCCCATCGTGATCGGTAAGGCGTATGTCCAGCTGATCGGCGGTTTCGCGCCGGCAGCTGGTGACGCTAAGACCGATCAGGCGCGGCCGCAATGTGCCAGTGAGGTCGCGCCCATCCAGGGTTACTCGCCAGCGCGGAATCGGGGTGCCGGCGGTCACGCTACATTCCCCATGCGGCTTCCATTGTCGATCGTCGCCATCCGCTCCGCGCTTGGATCGCCAGTCGCGTCAACCTGTTCATCATCGACGCGCTTGAGTTGCAGGGTGAAGTCGGTTCGCCGTGCCAGGCCGTCTTGAGTGAAGGCGGAGCCGCCTTCCTGCAGGCTGGTGATGATCCACGCACCCATCACGCGTCCGGTGCCGGAAACCATCGCATAGGCGAGGCCGGCGTCGCCCATCGCCCGCAGGGTTTGCAAGCTGTCGGCGCGGCCAGCCACTTCGGGCGCGAGCGTGCCGGTAAGGGTGAAGGTGTCTTCGCCCTGCCCGATGTACTGTGTGGCTTCACGCGCCCCGACGCGGCTGTTCGACGCATGCCGCCAGGCGGTCGAACGCTGCAGCTCGTGGTACGTCAGGTTAGGAATCTCGAACACGAACTGCCCTAGGGCCATGAGCATGGTTGACCTCCTACTCGTCGATATCGGCAAAGCGACTGCGCCGCTGTTTCGCCGCGTCGCGATCGCGGCGATCGAGCTCGTCGCGAATCGAGCGCGCCGTGTCCTTGGCATCGCCGCCAGGCGCCGCGGGCACGGTGATGTTGTAGACGTTGCTGGTAGACGCCGATGCCGACGTCGCCTTGACCGGCGTGCTGTCGAAGCGCAGGGCGTCCGTGGCCAGCACCTTCAGTGCTTCTCCCTGGCCCATACCCCCGGCACGCAGCTGCCCGTAGCGGTCCTTCAGGGCGTCTACCTGCGGCTTCATCCTCTCCGCGGCATCGATGTAGGCCGAGGTGTCGGCGGGGCCGTCGCCGAGGCCGAGCGCGCGCCGCATGGCCTGCCAGCGCTCGACCAGCCAGCGAATCTTCCCGCCGATCCATTCGAAAGCCGCCACGAAGGGCGCCTTGATTGCGTCGCCGATACTGCTCGCGTTCGTGACGATCCAGCCGATTCCCTCGCCGATCTTCGTGCCGAGCCAGGTGAACGCCTTTACCACCCACGTGACGGCCTCCACGACACCGATCACGACGTAGCCCAGCGCGCGGCCAAACACCGCGCCCGCTGACGTGGCGGCATTGAGCTGTTCCTTCGTTGCCTGCATCGGACTGAAGAGCTCGCCGAACCACCGCCACACGGATTCGAGCGACCCCACAAGGGCGTCCCACAGCGGCTTGAGCGGTGACAGCGCCGCCCCCAACGCGCCGAGTGCCGGACCCAGCATTTGGGACAGTCCTTGGCCGATACCCACGAAGAATGCCTGGATCGGCTGCCAGTACTTCCACACGAGGAAGACGACCGCGCCGATGGCTGCCGCGATGGCGAGCAAGGGCCAACTCACGGCGCCCAAGGCCAGCACGGCGCCGCGAGCGCCCATAGCG